AGATTAACAGAAAATTCTTATAGTATTTTAAATATTGAGGATATTGGTAGATTACCTCAGACAAGTACAACTTCGGATGCGTTATTAACTTTATTGTCTAATGCTTCAAATGAGCCGTTGGTTATTGATACTTTACCCTATACGGATTCAAATTGGAATAGTACGAATTTAAGTTCAAGTAATAAGTCAAAAGGAAATGAGGTTTATGATACACGAAAAACGTTAAAAGTTTTTGAACCTAGAAAAATTATCGCCAACTTTAATGATGTATATAATTATACTACAAATAGACCGGTTACTAATTTTTCATATTATCAAAATCAAAACCCATCGGCATTTGCGTTGTTAGGGTTAAATTCTTTTTATGAGACTCGTGAACCTAAAAATTTTGTCGCAACAGAGGGGTATTGTGAATTCACTTCACCAACTAATGCGTTGCCGTTTAAAACCACTACTTCTATTTTAAACACACCTTATTTTGTTAATTCGATTCAAAATGGGGTTCAAAATATTAGAACTAGTGACCCTTATCCGTTTGTACAATCCGCTTATTTGTTTTTGAACTCATTACCGTTAGCGTCATTAAGAGAAAGATACAAAACAAACACGGGTGATTTTGTTGAAGAATTAGATTATATTTCATCTTGTTTCAAAAAATTTGGTGCTATACATAAATTACCATTTGCTTGGATTTTAAAATACGGGTCAATTTGGCATCGTTATAAGAAATTTAAAGAATCTAATGTTGATATACTAACAAGTGCTTGGGGTAATTTTGATTATTTGGAAAATTATAGTCCGGTGTTAAGTTCATTGACACAAACTTATCAATTTACAAATAATGGTGTTCCGACAAGTATAACGTTACAACAAGAAACATCGACAACGGTGAATATGCAAATTGGATTTTATCCTAAAGTTGTTAATGATTTTAATGTTTTTTATAAAGGTTATGAAATATATGACCAATATACCAATTCTGAAATTCAGAGTAGTATTAATAATGGTATGAAAATTTTTAATTTTGATGATTCAAATATAACTGCAAATCAAAATGATAAAACATTAAATTTACAGACGTATTCTGTGTTATTAGAGGATAAGGTTTTTGATGATGGTATTGATTGTAATCCAACAAATAACACTAAAGGGATTGAGTATTATGTTACACCATCTTTTGGTACGTATTATAATCAAACAAGAAATGCTTGTGTTGATAATTTAACTTCTACAAATAACACTAAGGTTAATCTAACATCAAATCCATCGGTATATAATGGGTCTGTTAGAACTTTATGGTCTGCACCTAACTATGGTTATTTTGATAATTCACAAATTAAATACCCATCTCCTGATTCGTATTTGAATTTTATAAATAGTGGTGACACACAGTCTCCAATGTATTTGTTAAATGAAGATAAGTATAGTAAAATTGAAGAGATGTTTTCAGTTTTTGAAAAGAAAATTATGGATTCGTTTGAACAAGAATTTTTAAATTTTTGTAAACCAATAACAGACATTTCTTCAAATGATAATGTAACATCATTCTATACTTCAACTGTTGATACTAATTCTAATTTTAGGAATTTCCAATCATTTTTTAGAACATTAATGAAAATCCCCGCAAAATCGAGTAATCAAACGGAAGAGGAATATTTTGCAAGTGCGATTAACAATCAATCTAATATTTTCCAAGGGGGAATTAAAACATTTATGGATTATGATGTGTTGTTTAGATACGGAAACCCGTCAGGGTATAAAAGAAGGATTTTTGATTCTTATTTATCCCATAACAATACACAAAAAGTGGTTGACCCAATTAAGTTTAGACCATATATTGCCAATACATTACCTACAAATGGTGGTGGTTTAACAGTTTCTCAATCAAAGGGGTTAAATCCAAATGCGTGGATTGCTCTTGAAACTGAGGTTGGGTTCTCAACAATACCTAATGTTATTTATAGTAATAACGGGTCTTATATTACAGATTTTTTTATTGACAATAATATTGAGTTTAATGTTGATAATGTAGTATTATTATCTCCGATTATTAAAATGTATGCGACACAAAAATTAAAAAATTCAACCATTAGTGTTGCACAATTTCAAAATTTAATAAATCAATATTTGAACAATGAGAGTGTATTACAGGATAATTTTTTAAATTTAGTTTTAAGTGGTGTTAGGTTAAAACTCCCAAATCAACAACAATTACCTGAAAGAGTGATTAGAAGTGCTATTGATGGTCAACAAAGTAAAGTTGAAAATTATGAAGTTTTTAAGTCATTAAATGATAAGTGGATTGCGGGTGGAGATTATAAAACAAAAACGTTATTTGAGGATATTCTATTTTTAGATAGAGCATCAAGAAATATAGGTGAAACCATTTTATTAGATATATTTGATTTAAGAAGTATGTTTAGTGAAAAATCGTTAAACCAAGCAATGAGTGTATACACGTTTATTAGTGGATTATTGATTAAAAATAATTTTACTGTGATGAATTTACCTGCATATATTAATTTTTACAACATCCAAGATGTTGATGGAACTGTAATACCTAATAAAGCTGAGGGTTCGTTAGAGTTTGCCAATAATATGTGGGGAACATTTTTAAATGTTGATTATAGAAAATCGAGCCCAAAGATGGTTTGTTTTTATGTTGGTAAGCCGTCACAATATTTAGATTTACCGAAAGGTAATTTTAGATTTAGAGATGATGGTTTTGAAATGAGAAGAGCTTCTGAAAATCCATTAATTGAAAATCAACAAGGAAAGAAAGATTGGGCGACATCAAATAAATGTGTTGGATTTAATGTGGATATTGGGACGAGAAATCAAAGTATTTTTTATTCGTTTTCTGTATCACAAGATAACGGTGTTGCAACATCTGAGTCAATTAATACTCAGTTAAATATGGTTGACCAAGCGTCAGGAAAAAACGTTGCGACTCAAAATGCGTCGTTATATAATTTGTATAAACAAAGAAGTTATAAATGTAGTGTAGTTGCGTTAGGTAATGCTCTGTTACAACCAACAATGTATTTTAATTTACGACATGTTCCGATGTTTAATGGTCCTTATATGATAACAAATGTTAGTCATCAAATACAACCTGGTAATTTTCAAACTTCATTTGAGGGAATTAGACAGGGTATTTATGATTTACCTGCTATTGATAGTTTTATCCAAAGTATTAATCAAAATTTATTAACTAAACTTGAAAGTGTTTTAAAAATTAAAAAGAGTAATGTTAATATATTTTCAGCATCTACGGATTCTCAAAAAAGTAGTAAAACTCAACAATCTGCAAATTCTACTAAAGCGGCAACAAATACTTGTAGTAGTAAAGTTTCACTTGTATATCAAAATGCTGGATATGTTGCGGAGAATGGAGTTTCAACTAGTATAACTGAAAAAGAATTCGCATCGGCACTGAAAAAACTAATGCCGAATTTACCGGAACTTCAAACTATTATTTATTGTATTTCATATGCTCGTTCGTTTGAAAAAATTAATAATAGTGGTGCGGGTAAATTTAACGGATGGGATAATAATTTCGCGACGGTTTCATTAGATATTGATTATGGGGCGACTTCATCTTCATTCTTGAAAAGATATTCTTGTGTGAATGTTCAAACAACTCCATCAACCAATGAATCATTACCTGTTGTGGGTTTTACAAGTCTTGATACTTATATTAATTTTATGAGGGATAGATTAATTAATAATGTTGACAGAATTTTAGATGATGGTTTAGTTAAATATTATGTTTGTTATTATCCACAAAAAAATATATCACCAAGTTATTTTGATTCAAATATTGGTGAATTTAAAACAATAAGAAATACAATGGATAAAGCCTTGGCGTCGGCATTAGAAGTTGGGGTTGCAACCAAAGAAATTGTTTCTGATTTGAAAAATCAAATGAATCAATCGGAAAATAATGCTAGTGGTCCAAACGTAACACCAACACCATCTCCGGTTCCACCACTACCGGGACAATCTTGTCCCCCACCGGTAATTTCATCATTCTCACCATTATCTGGTAAGACAGGAACTATTATTCAACTTAATGGTAGAAACTTTAATAGTGTTAAATCAATTAGGGTTAATGGGGTTGATGTAGGGTTAACAGGTATTACCGTATTTAATGATTCAACTTTAAGAGTGGTTACTCCAAAAGTTGGGAATGGTGATGTGATTAATAAAGGGTTTATTAAAATAACAACTGAGTTTGGAAGTTATACAACAATTGACCAATATACTTATGACCCATTTTTACCGATATCCTCAACTTCATCACCCGGAGGTTATCAGAATCAATAATGTAATTCACTTTATAACATAACGATATATTTATAATAAAAAGAAATTTATGAACATAAAATCAGCATTAGACAACTATCTTGGGAAATCAGCTAGAGTTTCTCAAACAGATAACGGAGATGGAACACAACAAGTTTGTGATTTAGATACCGGGGATTGTTATACAATCAGAGAAAAAGATGGTCTTATCGAAAGAACCGGACACCAAACAACTATTAATAGAAAAGTTAGAGTTGAGACTGCGGGAGGAATTAAACAATTATTAAACGGATAATCAAAATGGCTTTAGATAAGAAATTAATACAAGAAATTAGTAGATATCATAATATTAATAAGTATATTATGGAACAAGATGCGATTGAACCTGAGGTTCCTGCTGATGATTTGGGGGCTTTAACACCACCAGCACCGGGAGGGGAAGTTCCACCTGCGCCATCAGAGGCGGTACCACCGGCAGCACCGGGAGAAACAACACCTCAAGTAATAGATGTTGAGAGTGACCCTGATGTTGAAAAAATTGATGACGAAGGAGATTCTGAAGAAACTACTGATGAAGGTGGGGAAAGTGAAGAACTTGATATCACAGAATTAGTTGATTCTCAAAAAAACATAGAGACAAAACAAGAAGAATATTTTGAAAATTTATTTAACCAATTATCTAATTTAGAAGGTAAATTAGGTGAAATGGATAATATAATGAATAAATTAAATTCTCTTGAAAACAAAATTGAAAAGTATAGAGAAAAAACTCCTGAAGAAAAACTTGAATTAAGAAGTTATGACTCATACCCATTCAACCAAAAATTATCACAATTCTTCGATGATAAACAAGAAGAGATGGAGAAAACAGGAAAAAATGATTATATTTTAACCTCAGACCAAGTTGAGGACATTAATGTGAATGATATAAAAAATTCATTCCGACCTGGTTCTCAACCGGATGAATACAATACATCGTTCAAACGATAACAAAAAATTCAAAAGGTGTCTTAACGGACACCTTTTTTTATTTGACTTCACACCATTTATCAACTATATTTTTGAAACAATATTTAACAATTAAATTATATAACAGATGAGTTCATTAGACGCCGTATTGGCACAGTACGAAAATTCAAAACAATCAGGGGGCGGGGCCCAAGGAAAAATGTCGCAAGACGAAAGAATGAAAAAATATTTTGCACTTATCTTAGGTGATAAGGAGCAATCAGGACAAAGAAGAGTTAGAATCTTACCTACAAGTGACGGTTCATCTCCATTTAAAGAAGCTTGGTATCATGAAATTCAAGTTGGTGGTCAATGGCAAAAATTCTACGACCCGGGAAAAAATGATAACGAACGTTCACCTTTAAACGAGGTATATGAAGAGTTAATCTCAACCGGAAAAGAATCTGACAAACAATTGGCAGCCCAATACCGTTCTCGTAAATTCTATATCGTAAAAGTTATCGATAGAGATAGAGAAGAGGATGGACCAAAATTTTGGAGATTCAAACATAACTACAAAAATGATGGTATCTTAGATAAAATCATTCCAATTTGGAGAAACAAGGGGGATATTACCGACGCTCAAATCGGTAGAGATTTAATCATCGAATTAACTAAAGCGAAAACTCCGAAAGGAAAAGAATATACAACTGTATCTACAATTATGTACGAAGACCAAGGTCCTGTACATACTGACCCGGCTCAAGCTAATGAGTGGATTACTGACGAATTAACTTGGTTAGATGTTTACTCTAAAAAACCAGTTGAATATCTTGAAGCAATTGCTCGTGGAGAAACTCCAAAATGGGATAGTGAAAAGGGGGGGTACTCTTATGAAAGTGATTCAGTTGGTACAGAATCGTTCGGTGGTTCAAAATCAAATGAAACACCTAAAGACCCACAATCTGACGATTTACCGGACGAAGACTTACCATTTTAATTAAATACTTAGACATATAACTTGGGCACTGAGATTACTTGGTGTCCAACTTGTCTAAACAAACTAAAAAATTAAATTAATTAGACATATGGCGATTAAAAAACACGATTTTAAGTCCATTAAGGACAAATTTTCAACATCAGCAAAATATAAGCCACAAAGTTTTTTTGACTTAGGTCCTGACTTTTTGGATGCTGTTGGATTACCTGGTCCGGCTATAGGACACTTAAATATGTTCTTGGGTCATTCTGATACAGGAAAAACAACCGCTTTGGTAAAAACTGCTGTTGATGCTCAGAAAAAAGGTATTTTACCGGTATTCATAATTACTGAACAGAAATGGTCATTTGAACACGCTAAGTTAATGGGTTTTCAATGTGAAGAAGTTGTTGATGAAGAAACCGGAGAATTAGATTGGGATGGGTTCTATATATTCAATAATAATTTTGATTACATTGAGCAAATTACGGATTATATTAATTTATTACTTGATGCTCAAGAAAAGGGTGAATTAGATTATAGTTTGTGTTTTATGTGGGATTCTGTAGGTTCAGTTCCTTGTAAAATGACATATGAAGGCCGAGGCGGCAAGCAACACAATGCGGCAGCATTAGCTGATAAAATTGGTATGGGTATTAATCAACGTATATCAGGGTCACGTAAAGCAGATTCTAAATATGAAAATACTTTGATTATCGTAAACCAACCTTGGGTGGAGTTACCGGATAATCCATTTGGTCAACCTAAAATTAAAGCAAAAGGGGGTGAGGCTATTTGGTTAAATTCATCATTAGTATTTTTATTTGGTAATCAAAAAGGTGCAGGTACAACTAAAATCACAGCAACTAAAGATAAAAGAACTATTAAATTTGCTTCAAGAACAAAAGTTTCTGTAATGAAAAATCATATTAATGGACTTGGATATGATGATGGTAAGATAATTGTAACTCCACACGGATTTATTGCTGGTA